GCACCTTGCCAGAAGTCAAAAGGATTGATAGGAGTCTCATCTTCAAACTCAGGTTGCATTGCTTCCATAATCTTATCAAAGATTTTCTTACCATACTTAAACAGAAAGACTTTACCTTCGTTTGTGGGATTGGTAGGATCTTTTACAACGTAGATATTTGAATAGTAAGACAGTTTGCGTTTTTGCTTACGAACAGTTTCCTTATTTGTTTCAGTTCCACTGTTCCACAGTTCACGATTATATTCCCCAAGAGGATCTTTCTGACCGATCGTAGTCAGAGAGTTCTCAATATACCATCCACCAGGGCCTTGGAAGGCATGTGAATACATTTTTGCCCAGGGAAGTTCTTCACCTTCGGGAGCAGGGAGAAAACGAATGACGGCAAAACCGTTACCAGTTTTATCCACTTCAGGTTTCCAGAGACGTTCATCAGTGCCTCCAGAAGTTGTACTCATCTTCTCCACTTCTTTTACAAGTTTCTGCGTAAGAGAACCCAGAGAAGACTGTTTCTTAAGATCTTTAAAAGACATTAGATTACCTCGTATTTGTACGTATTTGGCTTTTGTGTACTTCGTTATTTTACTAGTCGGATTCAGTTTTGTCAATCTGTTCTTTCATAATATCTAACATGCGAGACATATTATTGAATATTACATTCATATCAACATTGGGAGGAAGTCCCATCATGGATGCAGACTCTGAAATTCTTTCTTTCATCACAACTGCTTCAGGATCATCAGATAAACTTAACCTTGTGTAGAGAACTTTTTGTTTTTCAAGAAGTCTCTCTAAAATTTTTACATGATTAAGTTTTTCTTCTTTTGACATTGTAGAGAACTTAAAGACATTCTTATAAACGTCTTCTTGTAATTCACTAATCTCTGCCATCTCAGCACGAACAACTTCAGATTTAAAGAAACTCATTTATCCCCCAAAATAATTTCTTTTAGAATATTTTTATAACGCTGTACATCAATATGTAGGAAGGGAGAATACTTTTTCATCTTCATACTTACAGATTCCCACACAGGATCTTTAAGTTTTTTATCAAAGTTTTTCCCGAACAGGAATATTCTATCATATATGACTAATGTTTCGAGGCTAATGCTCCCGTTCAGGAAATTTTTAAGAACTGGTGGATGACCTTTAGAACACTTAAAGACTTCATCTACTTTTTTATCTTCAAAGAAACTTTGTGTTTCTTGTGTAAAAACATAAGAAAGTGATTGGTTTTTCTTTTTCCAGTCTTCATATCTTCTATCACCTTCTCGAATCATTTCACCAATCCACAACTTACTTGGATCAGTGCAGGTAATAAAGTTTGATACAAAGAACTCTACAACTTCTTGATCTGTTTTTTGACGTGCTACTTTTTCAAACCAAAAACGATCTTTACGTTTATAAAAAGATTGAACAGTTGCACGACTTTTACCACAATACTTAAAGTAGTCATAACTATCTTTTGTAAAGTGATTCTTTAAAGCAAGATATTCACGATATGCATCGAAAGGCATCATTCAAAATAATTCAAAATTAAATGCGATTACAGTTTTTCTGGTGTCAGTAAAATTTTTAGGCGATTCGTGAAAAATATTTGATTTAAAAAGTAATAGATCACCTTCTCCAATTTTTGGAATTATTTTTTTCCCATTTGTAGGATTAACCAATATAGTTCTCAATGATTTGTCTGTCAACTCAACATAATATATTCCAACTATATCACTATTTTCATGATTGTGAAGTTTATGATGAGATCCAGAATTTGAATTATATTGATTAAACCATGAATTGATAAGTTTTGGATTTTTTCTATATTTTTTAAATACAAATTGTATAAATTTTTGTTTATCAAATTCGGAAAAAGAAAAATCAAACCAATTTTGATCGATAATATTAATAACATCCCAATCAGTTTTACTAATTGGACAATTGTAAGAAGAATTATATTTTGATATTTCAAATAATATTTTTTCTTTTTGGTTTTGATGTTCTTTTATTTTTAAAACATCATAATACTTATTTTTAAAAAACATACTTTTTAAAAAATTAATCTGGCTCTAGAAGTTTTTTTAAGAAAGTTAAGTTCCATTGCTTCGTACTTAATTTTTTCTTTCAATGGTTTTGAAATCAATTTAGGAACAGATTCTACATCAATGCTATTCTTTTCGCAAAAGTGAATAATTGCATCAATATAGTTCATATCCTCATTTGTATGAACAAGAGTTTCAATCTCTTGAGCAAACTTTGATGGACAAAAGAACTTACTTTCTAATGCTTTTTCTAATTCATTCTCCATCTGACCCAGTATTGTGATGTACAAATTCTTTAATATAACGAACTAATAACTTAATATAATCCCCTTTGTTTCTTTTGTCAAATACTTTGACTTCACCACCAGGAGTAACCATCAAAGTAATGAGTTTTTTAATTGGTTTTTCCGTCAGTTCATAATATGCTGCTGCATAAAACATTTCTTGAACAAAATAGTTTTCAATCCACTCTTCTGGTTTGATTTTGTCTGAGGTTTTAAAGTCAATGACCGCAAGTTCTCCTTCATATTCAGCAATACAATCAACTCGTCCTGCAAGCCCGTAGTACTGTGAATATAAAGTTCTTTCAATTGCGTGTATGTTATTTATCTTATCAAGTTCTGGTTTGAGGTGATAAAACATAAACTTTGTCAGGGGTTGATAATCATCCCAGTTCAGTTCTTTATTTTCAAGATAGTCTTGACAAACTTGGTGAAAATCAGTTCCTCGTGCTGTTGCTCTTTTAGTGATACGATTTGCTTCTTCAAGACCAATACGTTCTCTCCACTTCACAAAAATCTGTCTATTATAAAAAGACGTTACAGAAGTGATAGAAGGAACCCACTCTCCATTTGGAAGATGGTAGAGACGGATGCCGTTTTGTTCTTTCTTTTCTAACTCAAGATCACCTAAAAAATTATGATGAATAAAACTCATAAACCAATTTCCATTTTTGCAATAATGTATTCCTTAACTAATCCAGATCGAACAATGTCCTTAACATCAAACTCAATAATATCAAATGATGGCATGACTCTCAAAACTCTCATAAAATCAATAATGCCATTTTTTTCGTTTGTCTTTACTAAGTCGGATTGTGTTGCGTCTCCACAGAAAATGATTCTGCTATTTTCTCCCACACGAGTAATTATACTATCAAGTTCATGAAAATTCAAGTTTTGAAATTCATCTACAATAATAATTGAATTATCTAATGTAGTTCCACGAATGAATGAGGTACTCCAGAAACTAATTGTCCCCTGAGTTTTGAGATTGCCATAGAGCATTTCAAAATCGGCATCTGACGGCATTTCAAACATGTACTTTACCATATTCTTATAAGGAATTTGATAAAGAGAAGATTTGTCTTCATGATCTCCAGGAAGAAAACCAATTTCTCTTGTTGCAACTAGTGAACGAACAATATAAATTTTTTCATAAGGAGATCTTTCATCAAGAACATCTCTCAAAGCATTATAAAGTGCAATGAAAGTTTTTCCTGTTCCCGCACATCCATAACCAACAATGTTTTGATTTAATTGATACGATCTGAAAAATTCTTCTTGATTATCAGTTAAAGGTTCAATCTCTTTCATTAAATCAAGATTGATTGGCTTCTTCCTTTTCATTTGTTTATTGCTCATACCAAAAGGAACAGGTGTTGCGGGTTGATTTCTTTTTCTTGACATTTACTTTCTAGATGGGTTTTACTTTGGATCCAGGAGCCTTTGATGCTTTGTGTAAGATATCGTTCCATCCGGGATGAGATTTTTTGAGTTTATCATACACCTCTCCAACTTCAGCAGCTGAAGGGCAAGTTGAAGGATCAGACCAATCTCTATCCCAATCAGAGTTATCTTTCTTCCATTGTTCCCAATCGTGAATACTCATTGTCACTTCTTTTTGTTCACCAGTAACTTTATTATAAACGGGGTATGTTGCCATATGTTAATAATTACGACAAAAATATTTATTCAAGAGTGATGGATGGGGCATCCATACACTCAGCACATCCTTCACGAGTCCAACCAAGTGCCTCAGATACTGCAGGAAATTGACAGGTAAAGATACAACGAATCAATTCTACAATCTCCATATGTTCCTTCTGTGTTCCATGTGCTGAACGAAGATCAATGTAATGAATCCAAGAACGCACAGAACCCGTCATATAGAGTCTTGTGGGGGTTGCTAAGGGCAGCACAAACCTTGCACACTCTTTTGCCACACCCTTATCTAGAAGACGATTGTAGATGCTCTGAGAGTGTTCAAAAAGCACACGAATATCTTCAAGTAAAACCAGTTTCAAATAATCAGGAATATCATCAATACTATTTTGACGATTTTTAGTATCTTGCCTACGAAGTTC